TGGCTTCTTTGTAGCATGGGTGGTTTTAGAGGGTAGCGCAAAGACGGTGGTTGGGTATGTAACCCTAGCATCAGTAGCCATATGGTTTGCAACCATAGGAATCCGTAAAGAAGACGAATAAGTTTGGTATAATGGGAGTATGTCAAAACTACGCATACTCCTACTATCAAGCATCCTAGCACTAGGATTGTCTGGTTGTGGATATGATGGTCACTATAGATATCCATGCCAAGACCCAAAAAATTGGGAATCAACAGAATGCAAACCACCAATTTGTGTTGCTAATGGGGCATGTCCAGAAGATTTAGCAGAACAACCAAAGGTGGAGGGAACACAAAATGGCTAAACAAAGACTAACTCCTCAAGAGTTAGATGCAAGACTTAAGTTTATCTTAGGTATCACACTAGGATCAATTTTATTTATAACTGCAACAGGCATCATGTATGCCCTTATATTTGTTACACAACCAATTACAGGACAATCAGAAAACGATAAAATGTTTTTTAATGTTCTTGGTAGCGTAGCAACATTTATTACAGGAACACTTGCTGGTCTTCTTATTGGATCATCTGGTGCTAAAGATGTTATGGCAGCACAGATTGCAAACAAAGAAGTTGATGCCAAAAATACAATGGCAGATAAAAAATTAGAATCAGAAATTGATGAAGCAAAAGCACGTAGACTTTCTAAGCCAGACGGAGCAATGCCAGAAGAACAACCAGTAGATACGGACTGGAATAAATAATGGCTAAAGATTCTACAAAAAAAACTTTACTAAAAACAGCAAGTTGGGAAACTTTTCATCTTGTAGGTGTGGCTGGAGTTATTTATTTATTTACTCGTGAGTGGGAATATGCAAGTCTTGGTGCCCTAATTTATATTGGATGGGAAGCACTTGGATACTTTTTACATGAAAGAGTTTGGGCTAAATTTGGAAGCAAGGTAAAGTAATGGCAGAACAAGGAACAGCAGCACGTCTTATTGAAGTCGCTGAAGCAGAAATAGGAACTATTGAAGGTCCTAAAGATAATGAAACTAAGTATGGCAAATTTACTAAGGCAGACTTTCAACCATGGTGCGGTTCTTTTGTAAACTGGTGCGGTAATGAAGCAGGAGTAAAGATTCCTAATACTGTTTACACTCCAGGTGGAGCACAAGCATTTAAAAAAGCAGGATCATGGATTGATGGAGACTTAGCAGATCCAGAGCCAGGAGACATCGCCTATTTTGATTTCCCATCTGACGGGGTAGACAGAATATCTCACGTAGCCATTGTCGTTAAAGACAACGAAGACGGAACAGTTTGGTGCATTGAAGGTAATACGTCTGGAGATCCTAAAGGTAGCCAGCGTAATGGTGGAGAGGTTTGCAAAAAACTTCGTGCCTTTAAGAAAAATAAAAAAGGTATTATGGTTTCTATTGTAGGGTTTGGTAGACCTAAGTTTGGCTCTACTCCTGCCAGTACTGCTAAAAATGCTCCTGCTAAAAAGGCTCCTGCCAAGCCTAAAACGTGCTCAGCATGTGGTCAAAATATTAAATAAAGGTGTTTGACTAAGCAATAATCATTTGCTATACTTAAAGGGTAAACTCTGAGGGGATTTCTGTATGACTGTTCTTGCTGTAGTCCGTCATGAAAATAAAATTTATATGGCTGGTGATCGTGGTGCCTCAGACGATAATACCATTCTTTCATTAACTTCTCCAAAGGTTTGGAAACTTGGTCCATATTTAATTGGGTATGCTGGAGCGCTAGACGGTGAACGTATTCGTTATAATTTTAATCCATATGTTCCAGATATAAAAGATTTAGATAAGTTTATGCAAACTAAATTTATTAAACAACTCAGAGATTTTTATAATAACTGGTGGGTAGATACTACCAAAGAAGGTGATTTAGGTCTTATTATTTGTGTTAAAGGTCAAATATATGAGCATAATGCTATTGATATGTCTTTATCTAAATATAATTTAGACTATTTAGCAATGGGTTCAGGTGCAGAATACGCTTACGGATATTTAAATGCTACAGAAAAATCTAAGGATCCCCGTAAAAGAGTTGTTGGAGCGGTAGGTGCAGCAATAAAATTTAGTCCATCATGTATGGGTCCAGTTGACGTAGTAAACATTTAAGAGTATAATTTATATATGACAAACTTTGACGATATATTAAAAGATCTACAAGACGAGTCATCAAATCTTGATGAGTTTGAGATTTGGCTAAGTAATGGAATTGAGCGGGGATGGGTAACAGAACCGTTCTGCAATACTCATGAAGGAGATCCTTACATGAGTGATGAAGAAGCACAAGAGTGGGAAAAGGGCGGAGACCCTTGCCAGGTAGTAATTAAAATAAAAAACAACTAATAAAGGGGTAAAATGAAAAAAATAACAGTGGGGCTTGTAGCAATAATTGGTTTAGTTTTAGTTCAACCAACGTTTGCTTCAGAACAAAAATCTTTAGTAATTATTGATTCATATTTTGATTCAAGAGTGGTTGGTGGAAATGTATCTTGTGTAACACCTCAAGATACTGCTTGCTCTTATACAGCAAAACTTCCACTTCCTGCTTCATTATTAAGTCCAGTCAATCATGGAAATGCAATGGTAGAGGTTGCTAAAAAACAAAATTCAAATATTAAAATTATTGGATTGTATAGTGCTGGACCAAACTCTCCTGTAAATGCTGGAAACTTTATTGATGCTTTACGTTGGGTAGACAAAAATTCTACAAAGGTTTCTGCAGTATCTTTTTCAGGATTTTTTAATGGTAACAGGGAGTGTTCTGTAGCGCCTACAAATACTGCTTCTTATGGTGGAGTCAGAGGTGCTGATGCAACCATACGTACATTAATTGTAAGTTTAAAATCTAAAAATATTCCAGTATTTATTGCAACTGGTAATAAAATGGGAACAAAAATTGATTATCCAGCCTGTATTGTTGACACGGTTTCAGTAAGCACTGGAGAAAAAAATAATTCTGGTCAAATTGTAAGCGTTAATGCTTTAGATGCAAATACAGACTATGTTGCATCTTCAAGTATATTTAATTATACTTCTTCTGTTTTTGGTTTAATACCACAAACAACATCTTCTGCTGCAGTTGCAGTTGCTACTACATGGACTACAAAAGGAACTTTAACTGATAAGGTTGTTCAAGTTCTTCCATAATAGTGTTGCGAATATTGCATAGTGGTAGTGCGTAACCTTGCCAAGGTTAATGTGCGAGTTCGATTCTCGCTATTCGCTCTCAGCCCTCATCGTCTAGTGGTTAGGACATCACCCTTTCACGGTGGTAACAGGGGTTCAATTCCCCTTGGGGGTACCAAAAATTTGGTATAATAGGATTGTATCTGCCTACGGGGGATACATAAAACTAACTCGCTGAAAAGGAGAAAAAATGGTAAGTTCGTTTACATTGGATCTTTTTAAGGATCCATTTTTTATTGGTTTCAATCGTGAATTGGACCGTTTAAGTACAGTACATAATCTAGCAACTCGTCAGGCATATCCGCCATACGATATTTTAAAACTAGACGAAGATACATATAAATTATCTTTGGCTGTTGCTGGATTTTCAAAAACAGATATTGATGTTTCAGTAGATAATGGAACATTAATAATTAAAGGTGAAATAGCAGAAATAACAGATGCTGAAATTGTTTATAAAGGAATTGCTGCTCGTAAATTTACTCGCACATTTGCCCTTGGTGAATACATGGAAGTATCTAGTGCTGAACTCAAGGATGGCATGCTTACAATTAATATTGTTCGTGTTGTTCCTGAAGATAAAAAGCCTAAAGTAATTAAAGTTAAATAAAAAAACAACCTGGGCATGTTGTAAAACTGCCTATTATTTGATATACTTAAAGATAACTATAGGAGAATTAATGCCAAGATATGATTACAAGTGCTCTATCTGTTCTTCACAAATTGAGTTTGAAAAAAAATTTGATGAAGAAGGATATCCAGTATGCTGTAATCAATCTATGCAAAGACTTTGGAGTTCCCCTGCTGCAATTTTCAACGGTAGTGGATTTTACTCAACCGACAATAGAAAGAAGTAACTGGATGTATAATAGAACTATGAACAACATTACAAAAGATCATCCAAGCGTAAAACCCAAGCAATGGGTTTTAAATGCAAAAGATCGTTGTGATAAATGTTTAGCCCAAGCGTTAGTTAAAGTAAAAGGCGCCTCTGGAGAGTTGATGTTTTGTAGCCATCATTATGACAAAATAATGAATAAACCAGAATCATATAAAAAAATGATGGCTTTTATGCTAGAAGTTATTGATGAGCGTGAAAAGTTAGTAGAGAATAGAGCGATTGGGGCAATATAATGTATGAGT